TGCTTCGTGTGTTTCGGTTGCGTGGTACATTGGAAGCTCGCCATGATTGATTAACGTTTTCTTTGTGATGTGGTTTTCCCTAAAGGTCTTCTGCAGAATAAGGTTTCCCGTGTAATTGTAATTTTTCAGTATCTTTGAAAGGCTTCCCTGGGACCATTGATTTCCGTTGCGAGTGGATACGCCTTCTTCGTCAAGCCGTTTTGCAATAGCAAGGTAACCAAGCCCATCCAAATAGTACTGAAAAATCTTGCGAACGATTTCGGCTTCCTCCGGCACAACAACAAATTTATCTCCATCGTGCCGATAACCAAGCATAACCCTCGTCCAGGGTTTACCTTCCTCAAAATTTTTCTTAATGCGCCATTTTTGGTTTTCACTACTTGAAAGGCTTTCTTCTTGTGCAAAAGAAGCGAGGATAGTAAGCATCAACTCACCATCCCCGCTTAAAGAGTGAATGTTCTCTCTCTCGAAATAAACATCTACGCCATATGTCTTTAATTCTCGTACAACTTCAAGCAAGGTCAAAGTGTTTCTGGCCATCCTTGAGATTGACTTGGTTAGAACCAAATCGACTTCTCCATTTCTGCAAGCAGATAATAACTTTTGAAAGTTGGGTCTGTCATCCTTTGTTCCGGTAGTCGCCTCATCGGCATAGACCCCGACATATTCCCACTCGCAGTTGTTTTGTATCAGTTCGCTGTAATAACTGATCTGTGCCGAGAGAGACATCAGCATAGCATCTTTCCCGGAAGAAACACGAGCATAGGCAGCAACACGCAGTTTCTTTTTAATCGGTGTGATGGTTTGGGATATTTGCGTAATTTTCATTTCAGAACCCCCTTTTTAACCATTTTCGGTATGACACATATTACCGTCATTTTCGAGATTAATCAAGTCATTTTGCCCATAGATAGGCGCTTTTACGGGGTATAAAGTGCCGATTATAGGGGCAAAATCCGACCGTAGTTTTGTATCAATTATGGTGTATTCATCGGGAGTTAGAAGCCCCTTCGATAGCAGAACCCGAAACAAATATATTGCCGTTTCATACTTAAGTTCAGATGAAAATTCTTGCGTTGTCATTCTGCTTCACCCTCCTTATGAAAACGGTCATTTATATAACACTCAAAGCAACAGTATTTTTTCTTTCTTTTACCTGCGACCGTTATTTCTTTTCCACAGGTTGGACAAGACTGTACTGAGATGTCACGATGCTTCAATCTGTCCGGGTGAGCGTTCCACCAAGCATTTCTGCATTGAGCATTGCAAAAGATGCGTTTTTTATTTCCGGGTGTATAAGAAAGTTCAGCTCCGCACTGTTTACAGTAAATAATGGTCGGCATAACTAATTTGTTCTTTTCTTGCCGAACACCCGTCAACCCATTTCTGTTGCAGTAGGTTTTTATGGTGTTTTTAGAAATCCCCAATGCCTGCCCGATTGCGGAGTAGCCATATCCGTTTTCTCTCATATCAGCAATCTTTGCCTTCTGTTCAGCGGTCACAAAAACACCTCCTTCGCTATACGCAGAAAAAAGGGGTGTTTTGATGGTGTGTTTTGAAAAACTTTTTTGAAAAGAGGCAAAAAAATAATGCCCACCGAACCAAAACGGCTCGATGGGCATAAGTTTAGTTAGGGATTTTCAGTTTCATACCGCTGTAAATGACGTTAGAAGTAAGGTTGTTGAGTTCCTTGATTTCCGGGTAGCGGTTACCATTGCCGAGATATTTCTCGGCAATCTCCCAAAGTGTATCACCCTTCACAACAGTATGGATGCGGTAGGTTTCCTTGGGAGCAGAACCGACAAGAGCAAGGTCTTTGATGTTCACCGGGGACATAATGGCGTTCTTGCCATCTTCGCTTTCGTTAATAACAACACGGTCACCCTTCAAGGAGTGAACATACCAATTCTTATTTTTGACCCAACCGGGAATGGTCTTGCCGTTGTAGTACTTGGTGCCCGTAATCTTTACGAGGTCACCCTTGTCGATGGTAGTATCCGCAGGCTTTTCGGTAGGCTTTTCAGCGGGCTTGGATGCGGTGAACAGAGCCTTAACATCAGCACGGAAGGTATCCATCGACTTGTTATGCTTTGGAAACCAATGCATAACGTCGCCGTGGTTAGATGCTACACCCTGGCGATATCCTTCGCTGTGGCAGATAATGTTCTTCTCGGTAAGACCATACTCCTTGCAAAGGTATGCACAAAGTTCAACAGCCTCCTGATACACCTTCTTGAAATAGGTGCCATCAGCGAGACCGTCTTCGCAAATTTCAAAGCCGATATGGGTGTTGTTTGCCGAGCCGCCTGCGTGCCAACCACGGTGATTCCAAGGCAAACACTGATAGGTGGCAATCGTGCCGTCCTTCAGCTTGCCGATGAATGCGTGGACACAAACCTCTCTGCCACCGGGGTGGTAGGTGTTCCAATGGTTGTTATACTGATTCTTGCCGAGCAGACCATCATCGGGACCGATATAGCGTTTCAGCCAAGGGTTGTTCGCACCCGTGGAGTGAACCATAATGCCTTTGACCGTGATTTTTTTGCCTGCCTTGTAACAGGCGTTTTCGGTTAAAATGAGTTTACGCAGATTCATATTATTTATCCTCCTTTGTAGTCTTGGTGAGCTGCTTTGCCACCTGGTTGGTGCCGGTTGCAGACAGACCGCTTGCAGCGCCTACGATAATGGCGACGAGCAGATTTTCTGTACCCATCGTGCCGGGAACGAAGTAGAAAGCCACCACACCGCAGATGCCGCCAAGAACGCAGGCAATCAGCGGGATGAAACGCTTGAACTTCTCATCACCGCCCATAGCGGTTTTGGTGATGTCGATAATGGTGTACACGATAGCCACCAATGCGGGAATTACAGTAAAATCAGTCATAATCTTTTCCTCCGTTTCTTATTTGTGAGCTTGTTTGTTAATGTGCTTTTCGATTTGGTTAATGGCATCTGTCACGGGACCGTTGCAGCCTTGTTCCTTCAAACCCATCAAGCAGGCAAGAATGCCGTGGACAAGCACGGTCTGCTCCTCCTTGATGGCTTTGATATCACGGTCTTGCTTTTCCTGTTTCAGAAACCACTTGTGTACGGCAAATACCGCACCGAGAATGACGCCGAGAGCCGTTATTACTCCGGCAATTGCAGTGATGTCCATAGCCTTTTCTCCTTTCCTTTATTCAAGCCATGTCGGTTTCTCCGGCACGACAAGTGTATCGGTAACATTCAGCCAAGCCTTGTACCACTTTCGCAGTTCCAAGAGTTGTGTAAGGCTGACACCTTCATACCAAAGCTGACCTCGGTTGATAACTGAAAAGCACTCCACCTCTCGGCGGTTTCGGAGATTTTCCTTTACCGCTTCGGTTTGGAGTGCTTTTTGATGTGTTTCATCAAGGAGAGCCTTGCCATCGGTTATTTTGTATGCTGCGTAGTGTTCGGTAAAATGGTCGATGTCTTCCGGGGCGGGAACTTCAATGCCGTCCACCAAATCACCGATAAGAGCATAGCTTTGTATGAAACCGTTGTTATCAAGTAAAACTTTCATTTGCCCCTCCTTAATTGATACCGAAAACTCTCAGTATTTGCCCGCTACTGCTTCTGTTGCTATATTTAAGCGTAACCGTAGTGCCGGAGTAAGCGAGAGTAAAAGAATAATAGTTGGTTTCATCCGCAACCTGATAACTTGTTGCCGTTGTGGTTAGCATTCCTTTCGGTACGAACAAACACACTCTTGCGGATGATGAAGATGGTTGCCCAATAATCGCATATGCTTTGTAGTTGCCGTAATTGAAGGTGGTGCTTCCTGTGGTCAGTGTTCCACTGTAAAGAGATGTACAAGTAATTCCCAGATTTGTTCTTGCTGCCGCAGCCGTTGTTGCCCCGGTACCACCGTTAGCAACAGCTACTGTACCCGTAACATTAGCTGCCTTGCCACTAAAATTACCATCGGTGTTAAAATACTTGGTCGTTGTGGAGTTGGTGCCTGCGTTATAATTGGTATCAGTTGCATAGGAAATATAGAAGTTGTTTCCAAGAGTACCTATTTCCCAAGAACCATTCAATGATTTTGCAGAAGCCAAAGCATAAAACGAATCAGACGAAGGACAAGTTGTTCCACGAATAATGGCTTTATCTCTGGCGGTTATCCACATTGAACCATTACTTGAACTTTTTATCTGCCCGGTCATAGTGCCACCGCTTTTTGCAAGACCGCCGAGGTTGGATAGTGCTGTGGAAGCCGTTGTTGCTCCCGTACCACCCTTGGCAATGGTTACCGCAGAGGATAATTTGGAAGGTGCAAGAGAGCCATTGAGAGTTGTAGCTGTTACTGTGCCGGATACCTTTGCATCACCAACCACATGGAGTTCTGCTTCCGGGGCGGGCGTGTTGATGCCGACCTTTTTCTTTCGCAGAGCAACAAGGGGTGTACCTTGCGGAACTGTGAAGTAAAGGCTCAAAGATGACAATGTGTTGAGCTGATCACGGATATAAACGTGGAAGTCATAGGATGAGTTTGCATCCAGACTACACTGGAGTGTCCGAGTATTTCACTTAATGTTTTTACATCAAACCCCGCTTCTATACAACGCGTAGCGAATGTATGTCGTAACGAATGGAAATTCGCATCTTCAATTTGTCCTTCTACCAAGTATGATTTAAATTTGTTTTGCATTGTTCGTGGCTCTATTACTGTTTTGCATTCGCCTGATAAAACATATGAACTGGTCGTTCCTACATAAGGTTTGATTGTGGAAATAACAAATTCGGGAAGAGGGATAGTTCTCAAAGAAGCCGGACTCTTGGGTTCGGTTACAATTATTTGTGTCTTCTTTAATGCATCTGGATCTTCGTTCTGTAGCCTTTGCATTGTACAATCTATTTTGATAACCTTTTCAACCAGAGATACATTTTTCCACTGCAATGCGCATAACTCGCCAATCCGTATCCCGGTATACAGACATATAAAAACACCCAATTTATATCTATCAAGCTCATTAAATAAAACCGATAATAACCTTTGTTCCTCCAGAAGTGTTAAAACACGCATTTCGTGCGAGGTTCGTTTGAAAGAAATCCGGTCAAAACTACAGACGATATTTGTGCCATAATACTGTGCGAACTTGAAAACTTCTTTTATTATGACGGTTATATCTGAAATGCTTTTTGCTGACAGACCTCCGTTACCATCAAGTCTTCCGTGTTCCAACTTTTGAGTTATGAATTGCTCCATCAAATTAGTGCTGATTTTATTAATTGGGTATTTGCCGAGTTCTGGTTTAATGTGATTTTCAATAGTATTACGATATCGAATGTAAGTGGATTCTTTGACGCTTACTCGTTTTGTACGTAGCCATTCCTCCAACCAGTACTCAAATTTCTCCTTGCCTCTTATTTTTTCGGAATCGTATGATGTGCGTACTTGTAATTGCGCAGAAAGAAGCTTTGCTTTTACCTCTGTATATGTCCGTGCATATAAGTATTTGTACTTTGCTTTTCCCGAACCATCATAACAAGCTATATATCGAGCCTCCCACCGCCCATCTTTCCTCTTGTAGATGTTTTCACCTGTCCTTGCCACAGTTTTTCCTCCTAAAATTTATTGGCTGACGGACAATATGACCACAAATAAGAATTAAATGAAGCAATGCAAAACAAATCGCATTGTTTTTCTGGTCGAAAAATAAAACTTTTCAAAAAAATTCGACTTTTTTCTATCTTTTTTATTTGACATATTGACAAATCCGACAACACTGTGTATAATTATAATAGTTTTTCGAGAAAATTCTGCTATCGTCAAGGAGAATACTCTACGAAAAAATAAAAATGTAAAGAGGAAGGATTAAATGAGCCAGAGCGGAAGAAAGCATTATATGGATTATTGGCATTTTACGGCCGAAGAAAAAGAACAG